ATACGATTCGGCAACAGATCTAATTAAAAAGGCGGACATCCAGGGGGCAAGGCTTGACTGGGAGTATGAATCTGGGGAACGCGCCATCCATGTCGATGGCAAAGCATTAAAACAGGATAAATCAACCGGAAGATTTGGAATGGCAAGGCTTAATAAAAGGCTTTACCGAGGTTTGAATTTGGAAGCAGGGAAAGACCAGGAGCTTCTGAAAGAGTATTCTCCGGAAATGCGAGACGAAGCCTTTAGGCGTGGACTTGAAGAGTATAAGCGAGAAATTGAATTTTCTGTTGGCTTGGCTTACGGAGATTTATCGGATGTGCAGGAAATCGCTAAGACAGCAACAGAGATAAAAGTATCAAAGAACCGGAAGTATAATCGGGTAACCGCAATTCAGAACAATTTGTATGATTGCCTGGAAGATTTTGCCGCAGGACTTGCCTTTTACAACAGCATGCTGAATTCCGGGTATGAGTTTTCCTGCAAATTCAACGATTCAATTCTGACCGATGAGGAAGCAGAACGGCAGCAGGACAGACAGGACGTGAGCATGGGCGTGATGTCGCATTTGGAATATCGGATGAAATGGTATAATGAGGACGAATCCACGGCGAAGAAGATGCTTCCGGAACAAAATCAAGTTATGGAGTAGGTGATCTGATTGAGAGAAGACTACAAGAAACAGTTGTCCGGTCAGATTGAAAAAAACTTTTCAGATCTGGAAATTCGGATCATGGAAGATATCGTTCGCAGGATAAGAAAAACTGGAGAAATCACAAGCACAGCGGACTGGCAGATTAACCGGCTAAAGATTCTGGGGTATTCATCTGAAGACATTGAAAATATGCTAAAAGAAGCGTTGGGTAAATCATATCCGGAGATGTTCGAGTTGTATGATAAAGTCATTGATTGGGAATATGTCCGGAATAAGGAAGTATACGAACAGGTTAATGCAGAATTTATTCCTTACGAAGAGAATGAGGAGCTGCAGCAGATTACAGAAGGATTAATCAGACAGAGTGGAGCTGAATTGCAAAATATCACAAAGTCTCTTGGTTTTTATCTGGATTATGGAACAGGGAAACCGGTATTGACTCCGTTGGCGCAAGTGTACCAGAAGTATTTGGATGCCGCCTGCATGGATATTGTATCTGGTGCATTTGATTACAATACGGTCTTAAGAAGAACTGTAACACATTTGACAAACAGTGGATTGCGGCAGATCGATTATGCATCCGGCAGGGCAAACAGAGTGGATGTGGCAGCACGCAGGGCAGTCATGACCGGGGTATCGCAGTTGTCTGGCAAGATATCTGAAATGAACGCTGAAAAGCTCGGAACGGAGCATTTCGAGGTGGAATGGCACGCCGGAGCTCGACCAACCCATGCGGTGTGGCAGGGGAGGGTTTACAGTAAAGAAGAGCTTACAACGGTGTGTGGACTTGGAAGTGTAACTGGATTGCTCGGCGCCAACTGCTATCACATGTACTATCCTTTTGTTCCGGGTATTTCCGTTCGGAACTGGACAGACGAGTGGCTGGAAGAGCAGAATCGCAAGGAAAACACGCCGAATACCTTTAACGGTAAAGAATACACTCTTTACGAAGCAAAGCAACGGCAGAGGCAGATGGAAACTTGTATGCGGGCGCAGCGTGAAAAGGTTGACCTTTTGAAGAAGGGCGGAGCTGATCCGGATGATATCATGATTGCAAGAGCCAAGTATCAAGGGCAGTTGAATGAGTATAGCCGGTTCTGTAAGAAGATGGGTCTGACAGAAGAAAGAGAGCGTATTTATTATGATATGCGTGGAAGAGTAGCAACAAATACGAAAAAGCAGAATCGTAAATATACGACAGATATGATTCGAAATGCGGATAGGGATTCAAAGCAGTATTACCGATACAGAAATATACTTGGAGATGATGTCGGCAGCCTTGCTGATTTCCGGCAGATGAAGTATAATGAACCTAAGAAATTTAGTGCATTGAAAAAGAAAGTCGATACATATTCTGATATCGATAAAAAGGAATGGTCTTCTGAGTTTAAACAGAAGTCAAAAGAAGCGTATGTAAGATTTGAAAAAGAAGGTATCTATTTGTCTGTTCACGCATTGAGCCGATTACCAAGATTGAATCAGCCAGGTCTGCCAGAGGTTTCGGAAGAAGTATTGATGAAATTTATTAATGGAATACCTAAATATACTGAGGGTGAAAATAAATTGGTTTACTTCGATGCGAAGCTTCAATTAGTGGCGATTAAGAATAAAATAACAGGCGATATAGTGTCCGTTGTAAGGCGTAAGAATCCTAAGGAGGTGTGGGAAAATGTTTAATAAAATTATGAATTACATCAAAGATTTTTTGGAAAATACACCTGATGACATCTATGATTTTTCGTGCGAGCTAGAAGGCTTGTTGATAGTGCACTATGATGAAATGCATGAAGAGCAGCCAAGGGCTACGGAAATACTGAATGATGAGACACCAGATGTATGTGCTTTGGGAGAACCTGGTATGAAGCCAGAAGAAATCGAAGATTTCAAAAGAAAATTAAAAATCGAATATGACAAGGCTATGAAAGCAGTCGTATAGATACCATTCATTCTTCGGAGTGAGTGGTATTTTTGTACCCATTTTTAAGAAAGGAAAGGTGAAAGGTTATGATGAAAGCAATGTTATCACAGCCGATGGCTGGAAAAACGGAAGAGGAAATCAAGGAGACACGAGAGAGAGCAATTCAAGTATTGCGGGAGAAAGGGTACGAGATTGTGAACACCCTTTTTACTGATGAGTGGTATAGCAAAGAAAGTATGGAAGAAAGAGGCGTGGTTCAGATTCCACTGTGTTTCCTGGCAAAGTCTTTGGAAAGCATGAGCTTATGCCATGCGGTATACTTCTGTAAAGGTTGGGAGAATACAAGAGGATGCAGGATTGAGCACGATGCAGCAGTTGCTTATGGGCTGGATGTGATTTATGAAAAATAGAAAGGAGGTGATCCGGTTATCTCCCGTTAAGACGCAGGGTAAAGCGTCTTATTTTATTGTCTTTTTCCGGCAGACGTAAAAGAACGGAAGAAAGGAGAGTGTAACATGAAGGCAGATTTTTTAAAAGGACTTGGATTGGAACAGGATGCCATTGATAAAATCATGGCGGAGAATGGAAAGGATGTTGCTGTGGAACAGGCAAAGACAACGAAAGCCGTAAGTGAGAGGGATAATTATAAAGACCAGCTTGCGACTGCAACGGAATCTTTGGAAAAGTTTAAGGATGTAGATCCGGCAGCCATGCAGAGTGAAATTGACAAGCTCAATCAGCAGTTAAAGGACAAGGATGCGGAGTATGCTGCCAAAGAAGCAGACCGTATTTTCTCTGATACCATCAAAGAAGCCATCAAGACAGCCGGAGGAAGAAACGAAAAGGCAGTCATGGCCATGCTTGATATAGATGCATTGAAAGCGTCTAAAAACCAGTCCGAGGATATTAAGAAGGCATTGGAAACCGTAAAGGAGTCCGATGCTTATTTATTCGGTTCTGATGAGCCGTTTAAAAATGCAGTGGGAGCAACCGGGGGCGGCGTCAATGTAGGCGGAGATAATCTGTCAGCAATCAGGGCGGCTATGGGACTTCCGGCAGAGAAATAATTTTTAGAAAGAAAGAGGTAAAGATATGGCAAATACAATCGCATTAAGAAAAGCATATTCTACTATGCTTGATGAAGTTTACAAACTGGCATCCCTTACAGCCGTTTTGGACGGACCGAACGAGCTCGTAAAAGAAGGTGCAAACGCGAATGAAATTTTAATTCCTAAAATGACGATGTCCGGTCTTGCAAATTATAATAAGCAGACGGGATATGTTGCAGGCGATGTGACACTTGAGTACGAGACTAAGAAGTGCACTTATGATCGTGGGCGTATGTTTACTGTGGACGCTATGGACAATATCGAATCGGCAGGTGTTGCCTTCGGACGTCTTTCCGGAGAATTTTTGAGAACACAGGTAGTTCCAGAGCTGGATGCGTGGAGATTAGCTTCTTATGCCGGATATGCACCGTCTGCAAATAAGGTTGCGGAAGCGATTGCAGACGCGAAAGCTGGAATTGCAGCGATTAGAAAAGGAAAAACCGTTATTAAAAATGAGGAAGCAAAGCCGGAAACTTGTTATTTGTACATTTCCGCGCAGCTTAAAGGGGACATCGAGGATCTTGACACCACAGCATCAAAGAAGGTGCTTGATGGTTGGGCAGGTGTTATCGAGGTACCAGAAGGGCGTTTTTATGACAAAGTGACTCTTACGGCATCTGGAGCGGGAGGATTTACAACAACA